ACCTTTGCTGAACTTAGTTGCAAAGTCCTTTATCATAAAACCTATGATAACGATCATTACCATACCAATGTAGGGTAATAGGAATTCAGTTATCTCAACTGCAGCTGCGTTTGGTGTTAATGCGTCCATTAAATTAGTGACTCCTATTTGCTTCTTCTTCTTGTCTTTCTCTTTCTTCTTCTATATAATTTAATAGCAGACCTAAGTAAATTTCCCTTTCCCACGGTATCATATTTTCTAACTCTGCTAAACTATAATTGTGGTGTTGCATCATTGCGAAGTTTGTTTGGTAATAATTTTCCAGAGAATCATGAGAAAGGGCTATCAAAAAAAACTTTGCAGTCCCTCAATAGTAATCTTATTTTTCTTTTTAGTCTTAGGATTAGTTATAGAAACTTCATGAATTAATTTAGGCATAGTTTCAAAGAAATTACTAACCAATTCAAAACTAGATTGACTCATGCTGTCAATAAATTCTTCCAATTCTTTATCAGATATATCTACTTTATTATGAATGGTTTTTCCGTCATGTATTTCAACTACGCATCGTTTTACCATATCAAAGATTTGTTTGACTTGGCCAGTTGCAGTAAATTCTGACATGTCAGTCAGCTTTGGATAACGCATAATCATAGATATGTCATCTGTAATTTGAATAACATTAGTATGGTTATCGGGCATTTGGACATCAACATCTTCCAAATTTATTTCATGTACAACTTTAGTTTTTTCATCATCTGGACAAATTAAATTGAGTTTAACCTTTTGTCCTATAGATTTACCTCGTAATTGCAAGAAAATATATTCAATATCGAATAGAGGATTTTCATAAGGATCAATTTTTCCAAAGGTACATTCATTTATAATATTTGCAAATGCTGATTCTATTTCTTTATCCTCTTCTGATTCCTGGGCCATCATAAGAATTTTTTGTTCCTTGATAAGCCAAGGCCGGTATTTAATTTTTTCCCCAGTAGAAGGTATATCCAATTCATATTGGGGGGTATTAAGTTTTGGTAAAGCCATAATTTTTCATCCTTTTAGTTCATGGTTAAAATAGTCTCATTACAGCAGGAAGAGCTCGAGTAAGATTTCTTTCTGCAACATTAACTACTGTTTTCATTAGTTTGTCTGTTAGGGTTGATTTTTGTTGATTAAGATCAGCAGTTTGCCAATATCGGAAATTCATGTCTACAGTCCATTTTAATATTTCTGCTGATGGTGCGCCAGACAAAGAAACATCTCCAAGAATTTTGGGAAATGCTTCCATTAATTGTATGCCGTATCGTCTTTGCATTTGATTATCTAATAGATAGATTTCTACTGTACCAACGTAATGGTTATAGTACCCCACTTGCCAAGTTTTTGGATTAAATGCTCTATGTTGCCATTTTTCAAATGCAACCCTTTCTGCCCCATCAGCAGAGCTCTGAAAAGTCATAGAAACGCTATCAGCATACATTACACCATCAACAACTTGCCTTCTTGGGCCATGTATGTTTGTATCGTCTACTGTTGAAAGAGTTCTGCCTGGCAGCGTAACAGATTCACATCTCATAGAGATTTTATCCATATCTGTAACGCCAGCAATATCTTGGCTGTTTATGTTTTCAGCGCTGGCATTATCTGATTTTAATGCTGGTTTATAAATCACAACTTCATAGTGATTTGGGCGAGCATAACCTTCATTGGAACGAAATTCGGAAAGAATATCATTAAATACACCGAATGCTGCTCCTTCTAAAAACTTAGGTAAAACTGCCATTAGAGCATACTCCTTGAATCTTTCCAGACTTTACCAGCACCTTCTTTCTTAAATCTCTGTACTGGAAGTAGTGTTGCAATAGTAAATTCATCGGCATCAATTCTACGAAATTGAGATTTGGTCTGCCCGGCCAAATATCTATGTAGAGTAGGTTTAATTAATTTAAATTTCTTCAACTGGCTATAATCTGCTACGATACGAGTGGTTTCATCAAATCTAGTATTATTACTATAATCTACTAAAGTATCTAATAGTTTAATTCTTAAAGATATCGGAAGATAGTGCATGTTTATTCCCAAAAACCCATCAGGATATGTTTCTATTGGTAGCACCAGAGGAAAAGTATCATAATAGGGTAGCTTCTTTTTATGTTTTGGGTCGTAAATAAACATATTAAGTTTACCATAGAATGGTTTATTGTCTCGTTTACCGTCCCTGAGTAAATCTAAAGACTTGGGTGTGCCAAACTCTTTGATCTTGTCTCTATACCATTGAGTAGATTTAGGGCGTCCCTTCGCCGCATCTTTAACTGATTGCATATATTTACTAATAGCCATGTAACTATTTATACGAAATACCTAGATGATCCTCATTGAGTATTTTAAAATCCATACTATTCATATCACAAAACTCTGTTGCATATTTCCACTTCGCTTCGTTAACAGCCCACGTTTTGACTGCACTATAAAATCTTTTGGTTTTTCTAGACGGTACTTTAGGCGGGCCGCACTGATTTTTTGGTTTAATTTCTACAATAGACTTCTCTGTAGAACCATCATGTTTTCTCACTTTTATATAAAAATCTGGGAAGTATCGATGAATTCTTCCATCTATAGGTGATAAATAAGGGATAATGATCTCTTCGCTTCCCCATTCTAAAATAGCATCGTTGGTATCACAATATACCATGAATTTTCTTTCCCATAATGATCGATATACAATACGATTGGGATCACCTTTATACTTTTTTGGGTTTTTAGGGATATATTTACCTTTGTAAGCCACGATCAAAATACCTAAATAGTTTCATTGTAAGGATATTTAGACATGAGTAGTATAGGTCACGCAATTCTCAATCAAGCACTAAGTCGTGGAGCAGGCGAACTTAAAAAGGTTGTGGGCAATCTCCCTGGCTCAGCTTTAAGTGGCAGTAAACCAGCATTTGGTATGTCTGCCAACATGCCGCAATCTATTAATCTTCAGTATCCATTAAATGTTGAAGGTGACATACAACAAGGGCATTATATAATGTTCTTTATAAATGCTACTGATCCAGTAATGATTAAAAAAGAAAAAGAAGCGGCCCACGGCGCTGTATATGCCAATCCTAACATACAATTAAATCCACCGAAAAAATCAACACTTCTTTCAGCACCAAAAGGCGCGCTTGCAGTTTCAAGGCCTGCAACAGTTCGCCTTGAAAGAGCAATATCTCTTTACATGCCTCCATCAGTTAAGACAACTTATTCAAGCCTGTATTCCGATACAGAAATAGGAGCAGGAGCTCAAGCGGCCGCCAGTATAGTTCAGTCGGCGATAGAGAGTGGAAAAAGTGGCGGCGCGGCGGGCATGGTCAAGGATATTAAGAAGAAATGGAAATCTGGAGCGCAAACTGTGGGTGATGCTGCTCTTGTGACCGCCTTTCAATGGGCAAAAGGTATCGAAGATGTCGGCGGGGCGTTACTTGGAATGCAGGGAACAATAGCTGCAGGGCAAATTGCCTCTGGAAAGGTAATGTCCGATAAAATGGAATTGTTGTTTACTGGTGTTGGTCGTAGAAAGTTTAGTTACACATTTACATTTATTCCAAAGAGCGAAAAAGAAAGTGAAATGGTTGCTAACATTGTATTCACATTTAAAAAACATATGACGCCATCATTTGGTAGTTTAAGCGTCACAGCATTCGGCAAGAAGATTTCATCCACCGGCGGCGGAAGGGTTTTAAACATACCAGAAACTTTTGATATTCAGTATATGTATCATTCTAAAGAAAATCCTTGGCTTAATAAAATTTCCACTTGTTATCTGACTAGTATGGATGTACAATATGGTAGCGATAAAGCAGGGTTTTATGAACCACTACCAAACCCTGCTGTTGGAGGCAAAGTTGGTCCTGTCCCTACACACACTACAATTTCATTAAATTTTGAAGAGATTGAAAAGATGTCCAGAAAACGTATTGAAGAAGGATTCTAATCATGTTTTTTTCTGTATTTCCTAAAATATATTATTCTGGTAAAGGAGGCTCCGATCATAAACTTGTCACCAACCTTTTACGCCGGATTGGTATACGAGCAAAAGTAAAAGCAAATATGGGATTATTTGATACTTATGATATCAAAGAAGGCGAAACACCAGAAATGATAGCACATAAATTATATGGTGATGTAGAATATCATTGGATTGTCTTAATGATGAATGATATCACAGACAGATATCATGGATGGCCTATGTCAACACCACAATTTCTTTCATTTGTTGATGAGAAGTATGATGATCCAAATGCAGTACATCATTATGAGATCAATGCCACTTCTGGTGATACTACAAAGACTATTAATATTGGTACTACTAATGCAGATTATGCTGGAGCATCTA